ACCGAGGATAATCGCAGCGCCTACGGCGACACTGCGACAAGCATCACGAGCGATCCGCTATTTGTGGACGAAGAAAACGGCAACTACGACCTGACGGAAGAATCGCCAGCCCTCACAACGGGCGACAAATGGTGGACCGGCGCGACGCCCATAGGCCTAAACGGCGAGCCCTTTTTGACGTGGGGCACGAGCATAGGCTCTAATCAGGGCAGGGGCGCTCCCTTCCACCCCACACGGCTCTAAGGAGTTCTTAATGTCAACCACACTCGCCCCCACTTCTGAACTGGAAGCGGTAAACCGCATCCTTCGGACTATCGGAGAGTCGCCCGTCATGTCACTCGACGTGACGGGTCTCCTCGATGCCGAGAATGCGAAATCAGACCTCCACGAAGCCAACCGGGAGTGTCAGACCGAAGGTTGGCATTGGAACACGGAAGTCGAATACCCCTTTGCGCCGGACGCAGAGGGGCTCATTCGTGTGCCCCGGAATTGCCTTGAGATTGAACTGGCCGAAACCGAGCGCGGTTCATGGGACTTGGTTGAGCGCTACTATCAAGGTTCCCGCGTCATGTACGACCGGGCAAACCATACGTACACGTTCGACCGGACCATCCGGTTCGACTGGACTCAGTTCCTTCCGTTCGATGAGCTTCCTCAAGCTGCCCGTCAGTACATCACGGTGCTAGCAGCTCTAAAGTTCCAGAACCGCGACCTGATGTCCGACACCGTGGAGAGTTACACGGAGGCTGACCTTGGCCGCGCTAGGGCGATGCTTGAGGCTGCAGACAATCGGACGGGCAATCCCAACATCGTGTGGGATAACGCACTCACCAACTATATCGTTCACGGGAGGTTCTACCGCAAGTAATGGCTACGGCGTTCCGTTCCTCGCTCATCAACCGGGCCATCGCGTCCCTGTTCAACGGAGTGAGCCAGCAGCCCGCGTCGCTGCGTCTGACTTCTCAGGGTGAGCTTCAAGAGAACGCCTACCCTAACCTTGTGGACGGCCTCTCAAAGCGGCCTTTCTCCAAGCACGTCGCAGACCTCAGTACCAGCACGGACGAAGACCGGTTCGTCCACTGGATTGATCGAGACCTACAAGAGCAGTACGTCGTAGTCATCGAAGATGGCGACCTGAAGGTCTACGACCTAGAGGGCGACGAGAAGACGGTCAACTTCGCTACGGACTCGAAGGACTACCTTGACGTTCCTAACGACGAGGCAGCCCGAGAGTCCTTTTCGGTTGTTACGATTGCCGACTACTCGTTCATCGTCAACAAGACCATCACGACGGCTATGGACAGCGGCACCATCTCAGGCTCACTCGACGGGACGGTGCAGACTTTCGCCGAGTTGCCTACGGGCTCGACTGGAGAAATCTACCGGATTACCGGCGATCCGACCAACAGCTTCGACAACTACTACGTTGAGAAGCTCTCGAATGGAACTTGGGCCGAGACCGCGAAGCCCGGTGAGACTTTCTCGTTTGATCAGACGACAATGCCGCACCAGCTTGTCCGGCAGGCCAACGGGGAGTTCAACTTCGGGCCTGCAACTTGGAGAGACCGGGCGGTAGGCGAGAAGTCCACCAATCCGGACCCAAGCTTCATCGGGCAGAAGATTCAGGACGTGTTCCTGTATCGGAACCGCTTGGGCTTCCTCGCCGGAGAGAACGTAACCCTCTCTGCCATCCCTGCGTCGGACCTGAGCTTCTACCGAGATTCCATGGTCGCGCTTACGGATGCAGATCCAATTGATACCGCAGCGTCTGACGAAGAGGTTGCCCTGCTCAAGCACGCGGTTCCCTTCAACCGGTCTCTGTTGCTGTTCTCGGAGAAGGCTCAGTTTCAGATGGGCGCAGAGGGCACTTTGACACCCTCCAACGCCAGCATCGATGTCACCACACGGTTTGCTTCCAGCAAGTTTGTGAAGCCGACCGGGGCAGGACCGAATGTTTACTTCGCAGTCCCGCGTGGGAAGCATACGTCGTTCCGTGAGTACTACGTCGAAGACCAAGTGCTGACCAACGACGCCGCAGACGTTACGGCCCATGTCCCAAACTACGTCCCGCAGAACGTCTTTCAGATTGTCACCTCGACCAACGAGGACGTTCTCTTCGCGCTCACCTTGGAAGAGCGCAACGTCATGTACGTCTACAAGTATTTCTGGCAGGGAGACGAGAAGGTCCAGTCCGCGTGGGGTAAATGGATCTTCCACGACGACGACGTATTGCTTGGCGCTGCCATGTACGAGACCAAGCTATACATGCTCGTCAAGCGCTCGGACGGCACCTTCCTCGACGTTCTCGATGTGAAAGACGACACGCCGGACACCGGCCTTGAGCATCAGGTTCTTCTTGACCGGCGTGTCGAAATCTCGGGAACCTACGACTCGGGCAACAACGAGACGAGCTTCGAGCTGCCCTATGAGATTACGGGCGACTCACCACAGACCGAGCTGGTTTCTCCCGTAGGTCAGAAGCTGGCGCTCAAGAGTGAGACCTCAGAGTCTGGCGTCACGACGGTCGTGGTGAAAGGCGACCGATCTGAGGGGACTTACTTCGCGGGCGTGCCCTACACGTTCCGGTACAGGTTCTCTGAGCAGTTCGTCAAGGATTCGAACAAGAACGTTGTGCGGGACGGTCGCCTACAGCTCAAGTCGTGGGAAGTGAGTTACGTAGACACGGCGTTCTTCCGCGCAGAGGTCACACCGAAAGCACGCCAGACCTACAAGTACCCGTTCAACACCCTCATCTTGGGAGACGACTTGTCGAAAATTGGCAGCATCTCGCCACGCACGGGCAGCTTCTCGTTCCCGGTCCAGAGCGATTCCCGGAAGGTGACCGTCGAGCTTGTCAACGACCAGCCGCTGCCGTGTACGTTCCAAAGCGCCGAATGGAGGGCCTTGTTTAGTGTCAGGTCAGCTCGTCGCTAAATCTGCGACATTCGAGGACGCAGCTAAACTTCAGCTTAGAGAAATCGACAAACGGGAAATAGCAGCAGTCTCCGGACTGCCTCCCGAAGTTGTCGTTGAAGCTGCCAGACTCAAGACCAAAGACGATGCCCGCGCTCTGTACCTTGGCGATGAACTCATCTGCATCGGGGGGATTGCCCAATCTTCGCTCCGGCCTGATTGGGGAACCCCTTGGCTGCTCGGTTCCGACCGAATCGATGAGCTGACTATCCGATTCGCTAAGGTCTCCCGGCAGTGGGCGGACGAAGGCCTTGAGCGCTTTCGCGTCCTCCACAACTTTATCCATGTCGAGAACGAAACGTCTATCCGCTGGCTTCGCTGGCTGGGCTTCTCGTTCTTCGGCCCCTTTCCGTATGGGCGGCTCGGTGAGCCGTTCTATGAGTTCATGAAGGTGAGAGAGTAATGTGCGCACCCGTTGCAGGCCTGACCGCATTTCAGGTCTTGTCGCTCGGCGTGTCGGCGGCGAGTGCTGGGGTCGGATTCCTCCAGCAGCGTCAGCAGGCAAACCGCGCAGAAGCAGCTTACCGTCAGAACGAGGCGAACGCTCTCGCAGCACTCCGTGAACGCCAAGAAGAAAACCGCCAGCAGGCGATGTCGAAAGTCGTGGATATTCAGCGAGAGAGCCTCAAGCGCGTCGGGACCATGCGCGTCGCGGCGGGCGAAGCAGGCCTCTCCGGACTTGTCTTGGATTCGCTACTGCAAGGGGAGGCGGTTGAGACGGGTATAGCCGTGGGCCGCAACAGCCTAAACTATCGCAATGCTACCCGGCAGAATTCTCGCGACAAGCAGGGAGTTCGCGCTCGAACCGACTCGAAGGTTAACTCGCTGGATCGAGGCTCTTTCCTTAAGACCGGCTTGCAGATTGCAGGCGCGGCGGCGGGAGAGTTCGCCAAGGTTCCTGACCCCGTTGAACCTCCCAAGGAGAAGTAAAGACAGTGAGACAGCAGCGGCGTAGGGCCACCAGTAACGTAACTCCGGCTGTAAACGTACCGGCTGAGGGCGTCCGCGTCCAAGCCAACCCGGTAGATACGACTGTTGCGCCCGACCGGAACACCACCCTCCGGGGACTGGTGGAAGGTCTCGCTCAGGCGTCCCCGAGCTTCAAGGGCTTCTTGGAGCAGCGCCATGAGCAGGCCGTGCTAGAAGAAGTAAAGCAGGCCACCCTCGATGCAGAAATGCGGGGGCTTGAAGGGGCGGAAGACGGTAAGGAGTACTGGTCTCAGTACCGTCGTCCCGAGGCTCAGCGTGCGTACCTCAGAAAGACTGGCGAGCTTATGGCTCGGAAGCACGCGGCTGAGCTAAACAACGCCTACGAAGTTGGTTTCGACCTTGAAACAGACGACATCGATTCGTTCCTAGCCTCGCAGACAGACGGCCTGTTCGAAGCCGCGCTGGACCAGCCGGATTTTCTGGAAGGCTACCAGCCGATCATCACGGAGCAGAAAGCCAAACTTCGAGTGAAGCACCAGCAGAACGCTGTAGAGCTTCACAAACGGCAGGCGGCAGACACCGTAAAGCAGTCGCTGGCTTACACCGTGCAGGACTTCGACCTTTTCCGTGGTGTCGAGGAGGGCATGGACAAGCGGGCGCGTGACGCTGTCATTAAGCAGAACTCTCGGGAGTTGCTCGACGTTATCGAAGCAGACCGAAAGGAAGCCCGAGACCTGCTCGGCGTTGACTACGCGACAACCCGTGAGCAGATGATTGAGATAGCCAAAGTGGCTGCCGACAACGGAAACGTTGAGCTGGTCATGGCGCTGCTCGATCAGCCCCTCGCGAACGGGGCCAAGCTCCGAAACTTTGAGACCACCGGCCTGCTCATCCGCAAGGCGGTGGACCGCCGCGAAGCTAACATCCGAGCGGCCGAAAGCGAGCTTGAAGACGCTCGTAAAGAGGTCCAAGACCGAAACCTAGCGAGCCTTATCGGCAGAGCCCTCGAAGGTGGAGATCCGTCCTTCGAATCGGACATCCAGACGATGCTCGCAGCGGACTCCATCAACCCGGACGCGGTGAGTTCCCTCGTTGGGCTTGCCAAGCGCGAGGCGGACCCGTTCATTGTTGAAGACCCTCTGCACATCGCAGAGGTAGCTGAGAGTGTCTTCTTCGACCCGAACTACACCGAAACAAACCTGATGCGGGACGCGAAAGCTGGGGGCATGAAGCAAGACACCATCGTCAGCTTCTTGCGCACCCTGAGTCAGCGCAAAGGTCAGCAGGATCTGAGAGAGTCTCCGACCAGCGACCCGCTGTTCAAGTCCGCGGTTCAGGCGATGAAGACGCTCATCCCGACGGAAGTTGCCGACGTGCCGGACCCGGTCGCTGCGCAGCGTCTCGTACAGGCCCTGCAGGATATCGAGGAGTTTGCCTACACGGAAGCGCCCGAGATTTCCAACGCGAACGAGCGCCGTAAGGCCTACAACGAGCTTCTTGAGAATCTCATCGAACGCTACTCGGAAGACTACGGCGTTCTCGCTGAGTTTACTCCGGCCAAGCTGTCTGAGTGGACCGCTCTTTCCCCCGCAGCCATCCGACGGCTCCCCGACGACCCCCAGAACGGTGTTACCAAGGAACAGGCCTTGCGCCTCTCGAAGATGAAAGCGCGTTACGGCGGCCTGACGCCTCTCGATATTCAGCGAACCATGACGCGGCGTCGGGCGGAAAATTACCAGAACAGGAGTAACCCACAGTGAGACTAGACGAAGAGTACGAGTACTACCGGGAGAAAGCGAAAGACCTCGAGTACGACAATCTTCGACGTCAGGACGAGGAGCAGGCCATCGCGGCTGCCCCACGCGATGACGAAGTCTCTGTCCCTGAGACGGCCGAAAAAGAGCCGCCGTGGTACTCCAAGGTTGGTGAGTTTGTTAGCGAGGTCGGCCGCCAAGCTGGAGACGCGGCGGTCAACGTCCCGCAGGGAGCGGTAGATGCCATCCAGAACAGCGCTGCGACTGTCGAAGCGTCTCTGGATGACCTCCTCTCTCAGGTGCCTGAAGACTTTCAGCCGGAGAGGTCCACCACGACGACCGTCCCCTACGCCAAACAGGGAGAGGCCGACACGGTCTCTGGGGGCCTGAGCCGCGAAGCTGCTCAGTTCCTGACCGGCTTCATGCCGTGGATGCGTGGCTTCAAGGCTGCCGGTATGAATCCTCGCACGGCTGAGGTCGCTGCGGGTGCGGCTACCGGAGGTACTGCCATTGCGCCCACTGAAGAAACCTTCGCAGAGGCTGTCCGGGGCACTCCGCTCGAAGGCGTTGTCTCGGAGGCCTTGGCCTCGGACGAAGACACCGGAGAGTATACGGCCCGCTTCCAGAACATGATCGAGGAGGGTGTCTTTGGCACCCTGACGATGCCCATCATGAACGCGGTGGGTTCGGTCGTGGACCACCTGAAGAAAGCCCGGAAGGCCCGAGCCAAGCCTAAAGCTGACCTCAAGCCGGTCGAAGTTCAGGCCCAGCAGCGACAGCTTGCAGAGGGCGAAACCGCTACCCGTCCGCCTGCCCCGGTGGAAATGTCCGAGGAACAGGCCGACGACATGATTCGGGCTGTTTGGTCTGGCGATTCCATTCCGGAAGGCTCAGGTGTGAACTTCGATTACTTCACCGACGAAGCCGACCTCACGAGCTGGCTGGACGCTACGGACGATGTCCTCGCCAAGAGCATCGAGAAGCAGCTTCCGGGCAACCTCACGAACGCCCAAGTGTTGGAGCAGGCTCGGCGTGAGGGTCTCGATGTAGAGGCCTTTAAGCGCTCTGCCGGCGAGACAAAGGATCTGGCCCTGAAGGTCACGCGCGCACGGTTGGTGCTGAAGTCGTCCACGAAGAAGTTGGAGGACTTGGCGCAGGAAGTCTTCACGAACCCTAACCCCAACTTTGGGGATGAGCTGGCGCTTCGCCGTCAGGCCATCCTCCACGGGGCCATCTACTCCCATTACCGGGGCATTCGCACGAATGTTGGTCAGGCGCTGCAAGCCTTCAAAATCAACCTCGATGACGAGAAAGGGCGTCGGCTAGTTGAGATGCTTGGAGGCCAGAAGACCAGCAAGGAGCTGGCTGAGGCTGTCTTGGAGAACAAGGACAACCCGGCAGCGCTGCGTGAGGTCACCGAGAAGGGCGGGACGATGAAGTTCCTTGAGTCGGTCCGCGAGCTACGCCAGTCGATGCTGCTGTTCAACGTGCCTACTCAAGTAGTCAACGCCATGGGCAACAGCTACATGATTGCGCACTCAATCGGGGAGAAGGGCATCGCCGCAGCATACGGAAGCGGAAAGGTCACCCCGGATGAAATCGCGGTCCAACTGATGGCGCTCCGTCAGGCTGTTCCGGATGCGATGAGAATGGCCGGTCAGGCGTTCAAGCGCGGCGAGCCCGCATTCGATGCCATGACCAAGATGGAGACGCACACCAAGGCCATTTCCGGCGAAGGTTTCGGTTGGTCTGGGGGCATGGGGCGGTTCGCTGACTACACCGGTAACGCCATCCGGCTTCCGTTCCGGGCCATGTCCGGGGCTGATGACTTCTTCAAGGTGCTGAACTTCCGAATGGAGCAGGCCGCTCTAGCAACCCGGCAGATTCAAAAAGAAGGACTCACGGACCCGACCAAGATCAAACAGCGTTACGCTCAGTTGACTGCCGACCCGTCCGGCGCGTACCGAATGGACTTGGACTCCAAGAAAATCTACGAGGAGTCGTTGGGCTTCGCCCGGAAGCAGACCTTCACAGAGGAGCTGCAGGGGGCCTCTAGGCTGTTCGAGCGGGCACTCAATGAAACCCCGCTGGGTGTCGGCGCGCGCGTCATCGTGCCCTTCTTCCGGACGCCTACGAACATCGTTCGGCAGGTGGCTCGGCGTTCGCCTATCGGTCCGCTCTCGAAGGAGATCCAGCAGGATTTCGCAGCGGGCGGCGCTCGGAGAGACATGGCGCTTGCCAAGCTCAGCACCGGAACCGCAATGATGACCCTAGGCTACCAGTTTGCGCTCGAAGGCAACATCACCGGCTCCCTCCCGGCAGACCCGAGAGAGGCTCAGCGGTGGCGAGAAGCTGGCGTGAAGCCGTACTCGGTGAAGGTTGGCGACGAGTGGGTAGCCTACAACCGCATGGACCCTCTGGGCATGTGGCTGGGACTGTCTGCTGACTACGCCCTGTTCACCGAAAACGGCGCTGACATGGACTCGTCCTTGGACATGGTCTCGGTCGGCGTTCAGGGCCTGTACGAGAACTTGAAGGACAAGACGTTCTTCCGGTCGGCAGCCGAGCTGGTAAACGCACTGACTCAGCGTCAAGACGACAGCGCTGAGAACCTACAGCGCTACGCTCGTCGGCTGCTCGCTTCCTCAGTGACGCCCGCTGGTATGGCTCAGGCCACCAACACCGGAGTTCCGGGAATCGCAGAGCCTGACCCGTACATCCGCGACGTGTGGACTACGTGGGAAGCGCTCAAGGCTCGTGTCCCCGGGTTCAGCACTGACGTTCCGCCGATGCGCGACCTGTATGGCGATCCAGTCATGAAGGGCGGCTCTTACGGCCCCGACTTGATCAGCCCGTTCTACTCGTCTGTCGAGAAGACCGACAAAGTCCGGCAGGAGCTGATGCGCTTGAAGATTGGCACCGACCGAGTCTCAAAGAAACTCGCAGGTGTCGAACTGACACACGAGCAGTATGACGAGTACACGCGGCTGGCTGGCAAGTCAATAAACCCGATGACAGGCCTCGACCTCTACGGAGACCTGCAGCTCCTGATCGAAGGACCTGAGTGGGACATGCTCTCCGAAGGCGACGAGACGGTAGAAGGCGAACGCCAACGTCGGGTGCGGGAGCTTATCTCGATCCACCGGGAGCAGGCACGAGAAGAGATGCGCTGGAAGTATCCGGACTTGGACCAAGCGCTGTGGCAACTGGAGAACAAGAAGCGTGACGCCAAGGTTCTCCCGCAAGACATGTTTGAGGAGCTGTATTCACAATAATGGCACGTTCTTTCGTTGACTACGTCGGCGACGGCAGCACCACCGAATGGTCTCTCGGAGACATCACGTACATCTCGGAAGACGAGATTACGGCAATCCGAACAGACACGGACGAGCTGCTATCGCTGACTGTGAGCACTTCGACGGTTACCATCTCTCCAGCAGTATCGGACGGTGTGCCGTTTCGAATCCGGCGAACCACAGACCTCTCAGAGCGCGCCATCGATTACGAGAACGGCTCGACTCTGACAGAAGCTACCCTCGACGCTGACTCTAGACAGGCCTTCAACCGTCTGGTCGAGTTCGAGGAGCAGGGTGTGTCGGGCTTTCAGGGTCCGGCAGGCGAGGCCGGTGTGGATGGAAAGACGCTCAGGAACGGCTCTGGGGCTCCTTCGGGGAGCCTCGGGGGCGAGGGCGACTTCTACCTAGACACCGATGTCTATGACCTGTACGGCCCGAAGTCAGGCGGCTCTTGGGGCTCTCCGGTTCGGCTAGAAAATCCAAACCTTCCGGTGGCCTCTCAGTCGCTGGCCCCGTTTACCAACCTAAAGATTGACCGAAATACGTCCTCGCAGGTCACCATCACCGCCGACGCGCTGCAGTTGGAAACGTCCGGTGGGGTCAAGGTAACCCAAGAGTCAATCTCTGAGACCGTAACCATCGGAACGTCTGGTGCGAATGGGATTCAGGGCGGCGGGACTCCTACCGCAGACGAATGGTATGACCTCTACGTGATCTGGGGGTCGTCTCCGGGCGTGTCGGCGATGGCAGTCCAAGCGGGCACTTCTCTCAGTCTTCCGAGCGGCTACACGCACTACGGCTTCGTTGGGAACGCCTATACGGCTTCGGTAAGCGCTTGGAGAAACTTCAAGCAAAACGGTACGTTTGTTGCCGAAGAGCTTATAGTCATCTTATCGAACGGAAATAACGACACGGGAGTTAACATTAACGTAGAAACTGCGGTGCCTCCCAAAGCTTCTCGGGCTGTCGGATTCATGGACATCGCTCGGGCTTCAGGGACTGGTGGTGTTGTGGCGCAGCTTTTCACGGAAGGTCCCCAAAGCTCCGGATTAGGCCAGCAAAACGTGGTAACGGGAAACACCGGGACTCGGCGG